CTTAAATTATATACTACCGATCCAGAATCATGCTCTTCTACTTCAGTTTGGGAGAACTCCAAATCTCCCATCTGATCAGAACTTTTATATGAAGAAATTCCAGAAAATCCTCTTATACATCCAGTAAAGGAAATATCTGTTTTTCCAGTGTATGTAATAATCTCATTATCAATTTTTATGAGACCATAAGAGTCTGGAAACCCACTAGTATTATCTACTAATATTTCTTCATCAAAAAGACCAATTTGAGAAAGAGTTGTTGTTGTCTCACTTAAATGGGTTGTATTATCAATTTTTATATATTGATCTATATTCTGTATTAAATCTACAGGGGAACCTTGAAACTCTTGCCCAATATAATACTGAGACAGAAATTCCACAATAAGAGGAAATTCTTCCTTAACGTAAGAGGGTACTTGATCTCTTACAATATTGCTGAATTGAATTCTCTTTTTGATAGTCATGTTTTATAATCTTACTAGGTTCCCGTTACTGTAGCTTGAGGTTACGATATAGTTGGATGCTGAAGGATCTAATCCCGATGATATTTCATCGGTAACCATTTCAAAGATACTATTACTAATATCTAGTTGCAAATAAAGATCCTGCAATCCGACTACATCATTTGATTGAGGAATTGCAGAAATTTCAATAATTGTCTGCCCATCTTTAACTTTTCCACTTAAAATATTAATAGGATTTAGGGTTATAATTCCATTTACATAATCTATTCTACCAATATTTCTTCTTACTATTGTTGGTGACAATGAAGATACTGAAGGAACTGTGAATAAGAAAATGGAACCCGTTGTTCTATTTGTATCTGGAACATCTGTCATATAAACGTTTCCATTTATACCAGAAACTTGAAATGCGCTGGATTTAATGTTAAATCCATCCATACTCTTTACATGAAATCTGTTCCCGAAACCAATCTGATACTCTGCAATAGTATTTAATGCAATTCTCAGATCCCTTCTCATTTCAATTGTTGTTATGTTTGAAGTTACTGAGGAATGACTGTCATCTATTATTTTCAAAAATTTACTGTATTTAAATCTTGCACCATACTTATTTAATTCAGTAGATTCGGAGTATTTTCTTGCATTTGCTTGAACAATACTAGAAACATACTCAGCAGTTGGTGCTAAATTGGTATTGTAATAAACCTTTGAATTAATTTCAACGAAAAGATATTTGAGATCTAAAATTTCTGGAACTATTCCAGCAACTGCATACTTTTTAAGATCTCTCTTTATGTTTTCTTTGATTAAGTTTGGGAGAAAATCTCCAGTTCTTGGTTTGATGCTGATAAAAACTTTTCCATATTGTGGTGGGATCAATTCTTCTCCACCAAATACTGATATTGATTCAGTTTCTGGATAAATTTTTGATGGAATTAGAGTTTCATAATCATTTGCAGTCAGCGCCCTATTTTGAGTTGCAAAAATTCTAGGAGCATATTTTCTAACAGACTCTACTTGCTCTATTTGTTCTCCGCCACTAGATATTAGTCCTGTGGTTAGAAGAGATATTCCACTGGTTACTGTATATTCTAAAGAGTTTCTAGTATATGTTAATCTTCCACTAAAAAGAAAATTAGAAATTCCATTAGCACCTTCACCATTGGTTACAATATAAGAAACTTCAATATATTGACCTTCTTCTAGTTCTTTTCCAAAAACACCATCACCAAAAATTAATTCATATCTTTCATCTTCAATTTCTTGAATGAAATAAACATTTGATGTTCCATCAATTTCAAATAAGTTATCTTGCTTTGAATATTTTACTGATGCAGATGAAAATTCATTTGGTTTAACTGTTACACTAATATAATCAGTGTCGATTCCTACGTTATTTAAGATAAACCTTTGATTTAAGTTTCTACTTGAATAAGTAAAGGTTTCTGTAACTAAAGTTCCCTCTACGATCTTAAGTTCATCAAAGGTTGCAATACTATCAATCACTGGAACTGTAACATCTTCCAGAACAGAAAACACATAAGATTGATTTCCAAACGCATTTGAAGTGCTTGCGACTGGTCCTTTCTTTAATACTAAAGATTGTGGTACTGGTGTGATATTTGTTGTATCAATGAAAAAATTAACGGTGCTACTTGCCGCCTTTCTTGATCTAGGAACATAACCAATGTTTCTAGCAAGGGCAACTACGTTCTCTCTAAGAGTAGCACTATCAATGAATACCTCATTCGCAACCATGTTTGCGTTGTATGAGGTGATATAGGTATTATATGCCAGAATATCAATGATAGTCGAGAGGTTAGACCCCTCAAAATCATAATCCGTAAAATTGGAATTAGATCTTAGATAATCTTTGATTGAGTCTTTAACCTGGGTAAAGTCCAGGTTACTGAAATTGATTAGTGGCATTTACCTAGTCGATTGCAAGACGAATTGTAATTCTTGTGCTGGAACTTCGATTCCAACGATATCGTATATAATTAACACCTCAAAGCCATTATTGTCATAATCTGGAAATGTTTGAACGCTACGAAGATTTACTCTTGGTTCATACTTTTGAATAGATCTTTCGATTTGGTCCTTTAAAATTGATGATCCAATATCATTAATATTTTCAAAGATCGCCCTACTTACATCAGAACCAAATCTTGGGGAGAAAAACTTCTCCCCAGGTAAAGTAAAAACAATATTGCGAATAGAACGAGCAATCGCATTCTCATTTTTTAACGCAATCAGATCCGAGTTCAGAGGGTTAGTCTGAAAAGTCATACTGATGTCTTTAAAACCCCTACTAACTCGTTCTACGGGCATTGAATATAATGTCTCTTTTCTTATTTATTAAGTATTTTTTACTTCCATTCTCTTAGAGGAATGGGTTCTGTTCCATATTCCCAATCATCATAGTCTTCATCATTACGAATTTTCTCATGCATATCACTTTGAGTCTTAAAGTTATGTTTTTTTGGCACTAGATCATCATTTGCGATTTCTCTAAGCATTTTTTGGTCTGAATTTTCCATAAATTTCTGAAAAATGGGTTATCAGAACTTTTTACGGGGTTACTATCCCGCAAAATCTATGTAAAATCCTTCTCTTAGGTAATCTTCATCACTTACAAACTCCAAATTATCAATTTTTTCAACTTTTTCACCTTTCCAGACAGGTATTGCGATGTTGTTTCCACGTCTAAAGTCTGGATTTCTTCTAAAATGCACTTCTATAAGGTGATTTCCGATAAATTCACAGTTTATCCACTTGTAATGTCCTTTCAATTTGTTCAAAATGGGAGGAAATTCAACCTCTCTATCAATTTTTTGCCATCTTTTCCACTTATATAGTGGATTTTCACCATCTCTTGTACCTAATACTACCAATTCTGACTTTTTATTGCAAAAATCAACACTAAGATGTTCTCCTTCAAAGACTTCACACCAAAATTCTGATGGATGAAAGTGATCTGTATAGTTCTCTATGTACTCAATACGAGAGAAACGACCCATTCCAAGTAAATTAATACTAGGTCTGACTATATAATGACCTGGAACTGGAACAGAGGTCCCTACAGGACCACACAGATGCCCCAGAGAGTGCGCTAGAAACAGTTTATTATAGACCCAGAGATCTTCCTTATTAATGAAGTTCCATTCATCTACTGGATCTGTGAAATACATTTCCTATGCAACGTATAGTTTTTCTGAATGCGAATATCAGAGTTCTTAAAAGTCCAACATTCACCACTACTATCTAGAAAAACAACCCATTCTAGATCGTGTTCTTGAGAGCGATCAATCATAAAAAAAGCCCAGCCATTACCTTTGGGGGTAACAACTGGGATTTGAGGATTTAATTGAAGCATCACCGCCCTTGACCACGATACTTTTTCTTTGCAACATTACGAGAGGTTGCTGCATATTTGGTGCCACCACCTTGTCCTTGACGAGTCTTTTTAATTTTAGGTTCAATAACAACCTTACCAGTAAGAGACGGACGTTTTGCCATAAATGTAACTCCTATAAAAATTAATTAATTTCTTCTAGTTCAAGAAGACTTGGATCCATATCTTCATCCGAGTAAAAACGCTCAGCGAAGTCTTGAAGAACCTCAGTACATTCTTCTGCACTGAGGTTCTTATAAATTTTACGTCCTTTATAAAGTACGTTGTAGTTCATCAGATAATACGAGTTTTTTCATGTCCAACACGAATCCGAGGATCGCACCAGATTTCAAATCCCTCATCCTTTGCATCAAGACAGAATGAAACGTCTTCACCACACATATCTTGAACTCCACCAGATTCAAAGACTTGCATCTTCGGAGCAAACCAAGGATACTCAAGATTCTCAAAGACACCCTTCTTAATGAGCACCCATCCAAATCCAGTGTAATCTACAGTGAAAGGCTTCTTGCGCTTTGAAATGGACTCAACGTTTTCATGATTCATCACACCACCGTTCTTACGGAAATCATCCTCTTCCAACCAGTGTGCGACAGAAGTTGTGTGACCATCTTCCGTAGCGTACCAACCTGCGGCGATTTCACGCTCTTGTCCTTCAGCAGGAAGAGCTAAATCACACAATTGCCAGAACTTGTTAGTGTCAAAAACAATGTCATTATCAATCCAAAGTTGATAATCATATTCCAGTTTTCCATCCCAAGGAATTTGCTTAGGACCACGGAGAACATTTGCACCCAGCACTTTACACCGTGCAAAATTCACCATGGAAGAGTAATCTTGAGAAATCTGAATTGCCATCTGATTCTGTACCAGATCAAAACAGAGTTGTACAAAGTTCTTCAGAAAAATGTATGAGCATCCACGACCTGGAAGACAGAATACAATCGTCTTCCCCCTCATACGTTCTTTAATCGCATCAATGTCCCATTCAGGTCCTTGTTCCTTTTTGGGAGCAACAGTCTTAACAGTAAATCCTTTTGCCATAAGTTGAAATAACCTTCAGATCAATTTTATCAGTCTATTTAGAAAATGTCAATATGAGGAGTTCAGCGTAATATTCTTATTTACTGCAAGTTCCTCATAGGTTAAATCATCTGAAGTATAATCAGTTTTCATTAACCCTACCATTTGATTTAATGTACTCCAAGTGGTTGTAAATTCTTCTTCTTTTAATGAATGGAATAAACACCTATCCTTTGCATATATGTGATATATTTTTTCCATACGGTGCGCCAACTTTTTTGTGCGAATTTTTTTTACACACAATCTTATTGATTGCTTGAATTATATATCACAATATTACAAAACCCCCTGTAGGGTTTTCTCTACGGGGGGATTTTTTTTTCTATGAGCGTTTCTGTGATCCTTTTTACCTAGCGAAAAATTTTTTTAGATTGATATCTCGCTCGCTCTTTGTCACCTCTGTAGGTTAGGGATGTTTGGAATTTTATAAACGCAACGCCGCCAGGCGGCATAAACGAACGGGCGCAAAACACTGTCAAAAGGCATCACTGTCAATCATAACATAAGGGTGCTCCAATGTCAATCAGAGCACCCACAGTTAGTATCAGAATTCGATAGGATTCAGCGTGGGACCGTTATCATCAATCTGCTCAATGTTGTCTGCGATAAGTGTATCCAGGATCGACAGAATCTCGCTGCCAGTGTTACCTTGAGCAAGCAGAGAAAGCATCACGTTCTTAGACATTTTGTGTTTTGAGTGTTAGTAACTGTGTGTTGAGTGAGTGTCTTTTTAGAGGCGCATCTCATTCCTCTTGGATGTTATCAGACTGCTACATCTTCAGGCAGCAGATTCACAATTGCATCCACACCAGCGACATGCAGAGACTGCACAAATAGCATTGCTTTGTTGATATCGGGGAACTCTACAGTACGCTCTACTTTGTCTTGCACGTTGGTGAAGGTGACGGTACGAACTTGAGTCATTTGAGTGTTAGTTAAGAGTGAATGAGTGAGTGTTATTCAGGCGAACTTTGTAACGGTGTTGATGTAACGAAGTCCCCACGAGTAGGCATCATCAGGATCCTTCAAAGTTTGTTGAACCGAATACTTATGACCCGACTCTGTTTCTCTCTGAAAGACCCACACATTCCAGCGCCCCGACTTTGCTTGCTGAACGAAGAATGGGCGGGTCTCAGTGATAGGAAAGATCATGAATCTACTGGAGGGAAAGTGTTACCGAACTCAGAAATCGAACACGTCAGAGTTAATCTGAATCACGTTGATTTTAGGGTCCTTGAATGATACTCCGTCAGGCGTCTTTAGGGAGTTAAAACTACATCCTTCCAGAGCATCTACGAAGTCTTCATAGTTACCTGCTTCCATGGCAAGACTATAGAAACCCTCATCATTTTGAATCCAGAGAGCAACATTCCAGGTCTCATAATTCTCCCACCCGTTATAAGTGGTATCCAGAACGTTGCTTTGAAAAGTGGTGCTCACTGTTTGGGGGAAGTCCTTACACTACTAGGACACTTTACTCGTCCCCCCTTTCAGTTACTCACCAACGGTCAGGTGTACTTAAGTCCTCAACGTAAGCATCACACTTCTCTGCACCTTCCAACTTGAATAACTTCTCCCAGTCTATCTGATGGGGGTCGAAGTCACCGAACACTGATAGATCCAGAGTGATCCTATAACGCTGCTTCTGCGCTTGCTGATATGCAACTGACATAAGTACGCTCCGTTGGTGTATGTGAAACACTATAAGATGCCTGGGAGAACTTGTCAAGTCCTTGGGGATATTTATGAGGACTGGGTGGATTTTTGCAACGGGATTGTGGGGATTTTGTAACGCTGGGGGTATTGACATTTTGGGGAGAGTGTGATAACATGCACGCAAAGATCACAAGGTCTGAGCACATTTAATTGACTATAAGTTGCAGGGTCTGAGCACATTTATAAGCACATAAGTTGCAAGGTTCAGAGCACATTAATAAGCATACTTTTCCACAGGTTATCACACTTTTCCATACATTTACACCCCTTTTTCCACACCTATTGTGGAAAAGATAAAAAACTCATTTATATTTTTTAATACATTTTTAATTGATTTTAATATACTTTTAACGTTATTTTGACTCAAAAGCATTAAAAAAGAGGGGTTTAATCCCCTCTCTCTCAGTATGTCATAATGGATGCAATGGTCCCTGCTCGTGTATAGAAATCAACCATTCTTTCTGCTTCATTGTAGGTAGTGAAACCTTGAAACTTCCACCCTTGAGAGTAAGGACAAAACCAACGAATTGTCGTTCTCATTGTGTAACTAACTCAGCAGGACTACCACAAGAAAGATAGAACTCAACCATACGATTTGCTTCCTCTAATGTAGGAAATGATTGTGTTCTCCACTGTTGTTGATAGGGAGTAAAGTAGCGAATGATAAACATCAGAACTTCTCCATCCATTGTTGAATCTTTTGCAGTGCAGTTTGTTGATCATTGCACTTACACTTGCGGAACTTAGTTGTATTCAAACCTTTAGAGATTAGTTCCAGTTTGCCATCAGCAAGACAGAAGATTCCGTAACGTGAGTTATGGAAAATGTTGTTAATCCACTTGTCTTGAGTATCAGCACTCACCTTAAAAAAGATCGAAGTGTGATTAGCAAGAGTGCTAGTATCAGTGTGGAGATAAGGGAAAGACATTTGGGAAGTGTTCATACTACTAGGACACTTTGAGCGTCCCCCCTTCTTTATCAGTTCAAACGCATACCAGAGAAGAAAGGAATCGGTGCTCCTTGATAGTTAAGAAACCACTCACCTTTCTTCTGAAAGACATACTCATTGTCGCAACCATGAGCAGAGAGAATAGCATTGAGGCGAGACTTTGTGGTTGCTGATTGATACCACCATCGAACAATTCGATCCAAGTTTCACCAATTCGGGCGATCAGATTGCCATACAGAAACACATCAGAGACATGCGAACATGTGACGACTTCAGTGTTATCTTTCTTCCAATCTTTCGATGCAGTGATGGCATCATTCATTTGCTTTTCGATGACTCGCATTGTGCTTTTGTTTGAAGGTGTTGTGCTTACACTACTAGGACACTTTACTCGTCCCCCCTTTCTATTACTGAGGATCAGGTTGTATAATGTTTGCAGTCGTATGAAGTACCGATGCAGTTACATTACGAATGCCAGGCGAAAGTATAAATGCAACAGTGAAAACTAGCAGGATTGTTTTCATCTTACTGGGCAACTTGAATGTTAATCTTTTACGACTCATTCAGTAGTATTGACGATCATAACGTG